GCTGGATCTCAGTGAACTTATCTCCAGTGGAAAGAAAGTTCTTATACCGAATAGTTTTAAATAGAATCATTTAATACCCATAGTCAATCTTAGGTCTTCTAACCTACAACAATTGTAACAGTCTTCATTATACCACGATTGACATCCATGGACAATAGTTGCTCGTGGTTGTTTCACTGTCCACCTATAACAAAATGGACAGATGTAATTATTATCAGGATTTTCTTGCTCTTGATCTAAAGTTGTAAGAATAGATTTGTTCCAAATATCTAAATTACGATACGCAAGAGCAGAAGCATCGCTATCCAATAACTTCGACATCTGCTTCTGTTTCAATTACAACTCGAGCCCCACATGGAAGTAAAGGCTTATCGTTTCCTCCGTATTTTACTACAGATGGACCCTTAATGTCAACAGCATGACAGTAAGTATTTTTACGACCTTCCTTAATTGTAATCACAGGTTCATTTGTGCCATTCTTTTTGTTAGCACGTATCTTATGTTGATTAACATGTATATATTTTTTCACGCGACTTCCAAGCTCTGAGCTTCCATCATAAGTTCTCTCATTTGGACTTTAATCCGGTCCTTATCAAGATCAGTGTCCACACCATCTATATAGTCATTTACAAGCTGTTCAGTGTCCTCAACTTGTAAATTTTCATCTGATACATTATCACCAATAAACTCGTTAAAGTTCTCTGCGATCTTGAGCTCAAATGGATCTACGTTTTGGATTCTATCCACAAACCTATCAAAGATGAAGCCGTCAGTTTTATTCATCACAACAACTTTAACAAACTTGCTTCTCAGATGCTCAACATCCATGATTGAATAGTCGACTTTGGAATCGTCGTAGATGATCTTTTCAAATAACGTATAAGGATTGGCTACCTGCTCAACCTCTCTTGTTTCAGTATCAATGATGTGGAAGAACTTAGGATCATGAGCATCGGACCAGAAGAACTCCATCTGTGAACCAAGATACCAAATATTGTCTCTACGAGATGTTGTGTGATAGTGACCAGACAATACCATTTCAAATCTCTTAAAGATCGATGGATCCATTCCATGCTTCTGAACTACACCTCTCATCATTTCAAAGCCAGTGAGCTCAAGATGAGCAGCTAACCAATCAGCTTTACATTCCTTAATAAACTTAATGGATTGATCATAGTTATCTTGACAGATCCAAGGGACCAATCCAATTTTTAGAGATCCATATTCCATAACTGTCGGTTCCATGATAATTGAAACCTCGTTCATATAATGACCTAACAGTTCTTTCAACGAGTTAAGCTCATTTGTGTTCTTGTAATATGTGTCATGATTACCTGGGATAATATCCATGACCATACCACGAGATCTCAATTGATTGAGGAAATGTTTTCTGTTATGGTTGATAGCCTTGAAGTTAATATACTTACGATGGTCGTAGTAATCACCTAGATGGAGAACTTGTTTTACTCCACGCTTCTCACACTCAGGAAAGAATACGTTATCATAGAAGTTAGCTGCATGTTGCAAAAATACTTCTGATGAGTTTCGTATACCACAATGTGTATCATTAAGTACCGCTATTTTCATTTCATAAACTCACTTAAATCTGAATCAGCTGTAATAGTTCTCTTTTTTCTTTCTTTCGTATATTGAGTAAACTTCTCGTCTGCAGTCTTAACCTTTTCGATTCTACCTCTTAAACTTTCAATGAATGACGTCACGACCTGCTCTGAGTTTATATCTCCAAGCTCGTTATCTATAAAGTTTTCTAAACCAGATTTGTTCAAGTACTCTATCTTAATATCTTGCTGCTTCTTCTCTTTAGCAATCCTCCGGAGGAAAGCATACCAAGCAATCTGTGTAAAGTATGCGAATGCATTAGGTTTACCGGTCCGTGTTGCTGCAGCGAGATCATAGTTACCAATTGCCTTCAAACAATTCTCAACTGCATCCATCACCATTTCTTCACGATATGTGTAACGAATAAAGTTTGCTTTATGTGATAGACCTTCGGAGATTCGTAGAAAACATTGAGCAATGTAATCTGGAATTACTGGTACTTGGGTACCATTAGACTTGGCTTCATCAGCAATAGTGACATAATCAACAACTGCTTGTGAGAAGTCGGCATTGTTTACGTAGTGTGCAT